AAACAAACAGAAGCTGGTGTTTCTAAAGTTGAATAACAACAGGAAGCATTTTAATGAAAAAGTTTTTAAGTAAACTAATAGACATAATAGAAAAATGGATATTAAAATTAACAGGATGGAAATGAAAGTAAAAGATATAGGTATTAATTGGAATCTACGATACCGATTAGAAAAAAGTAGATCAGAACTATTAGAAATGAAAATAGATATATTAAGAAAAAGATTATTAAAATATGAAAACTATAATACTGGGTCCACCGGGGACGGGCAAGACGACAACGTTATTGAATTTAGTCGATCAGTTCATCCAACAGGGGATTAGACCTAAACAGATAGGATACTTTTCTTTTACTAGAAAAGCTGCAAGAGAAGCTGCAACTAGAGCCGCAGAGAAATTTGGTTTAGATGCAGAAAAAGATTTAGAGAACTTTAGAACTCTACATTCTTATGCGTTTAGTCGTTTAGCTATGACAAAAGAAAAAATGATGACGGGAGATAATTACAGAGAGTTTGGTAAATTAGTAGGTATACCTATTAAGACAGCAAAGTATTCTACCGATGATGGTACATTTAATTCTGATAATGAATACTTAACTATTATGAATACAGCTAGAGTCAAACGTATGGATCTATTAGATTACTATGATTCTAGACAAAACATATTAGATATAGAAAGAGATACTTTGTATTTACTATCGGAAGAATTGAAGAGATATAAAAAAGAAAAAGGTTTAAAAGATTTTACAGATTTATTAGAAGATTTTATTACACAAACAACTAAACAAAATTTTAAAGCATTGTTTATAGATGAAGCACAAGATTTATCTTTGATACAATGGGAAATGGTTAGATCCTTATGGACCAACGCAGAGAAAACTTATATTGCAGGTGATGATGATCAAGCTATATTTAAATGGGCTGGAGCTGATGTAGACCATTTCATAGCACTAAAAGAAGAAGTCAATGATATCAAAGTATTAGATCAATCATATAGAATACCAGGTGGACCTATACATGAGTTGTCACAAAAAATTATAAGTAAAGTACAGAATAGATTTGATAAAGATTATAAACCTAGAGCTGAACTAGGTAAACTAAAACGATACTCTGACATTACCCAAGTAGATATGTCTAAAGGTAATTGGTTAGTTTTATCATCAGCAAATTATTTTTTAGATGATGTAAAAGATTTATGTGAATTACAAGGTTGGTATTTTCAACACAAAGGTGTTAATTCTGTACCCTTAAAACTTCTTATGGCTTTAAATAACTGGGAGCATTGGCGTAAAGATGCATCTCTAGGTAATATAGAAATAAAAAATATATATGAATACCTTGGCTCTAATGTATTGCCAGGTTTTAGAACAGGTAAAACATTACACTCTGATACAAAATATTTAATGAGAGATTGTAAAGCTGAACATGGCTTACTAACTGATAGTGTTTGGTATGATGCCTTTGAAGGTTTAGATAATATCACAGAGAATTACATTCGTAATATGCGAGCGAATGGTGAAATGATAAACAAAAATCCGCGTATCATTATGTCAACAATACACGGAGCAAAAGGAGGAGAAGCCGACAACGTTTTGCTTATGCAAGATCTTACCAATGCAGCGTTAGAAACGATGAGTTATGATCCTGATGAATTACATAGACTATTCTACACAGGTGCGACGCGCGCGAAGCGTGAATTGCATGTGTTAGATCCAAAAAACTTTGATAGGGCTTATATATTATGAAGTGTTGGCATTGTGATAAAGAACTAATCTGGGCAGCAGATCATGACATCGAAGATGATGAAATATATGACATGGTAACTAATTTACATTGTCCTAAATGTTATTGTGCTGTGGATGTTTATCATCCAAGTGAAAAATTAATAAAAGAATATGAAGATGCAAAGAAAAAAGTCTTTAACTAGACAAGTAGGTGGAAATCATTATCGAGAGTATGCCATTCAACCTGCAGAGTTTATAAACAAAAACAAGTTGCTTTTTGCAGAGGGCAACGCTATAAAATACATAGTGAGAGCAAAAGATAAAGGTGGAAAAGAGGATCTTCTTAAAGCTAAACACTATATTGATATGATAATCGAAAGGGATTACGAATGAGAAATACACAAATGCCTTTGTTCACTCCTGAAACAGAGTGGGTAATGCCTGAAGAGTTAAAAGATTTAAAAGGACATAAAGAAATTGCAATAGATTTAGAAACTAATGACCCACATTTAAAACAATTAGGGTCAGGTAATGTTACTAAAAGAGGACACATAGCAGGCGTTGCGGTGGCTGTAGAGGGATGGTCAGGCTATTATCCGATACATCACGAGCAAGGTGGTAATATGGACAAAAAATTGGTATTAGGATGGCTTCAAGACATATTAAATCAAGAAAACACTACATTTATCTTCCATAATGCAATGTATGATGTGTGCTGGTTAAGGTCAGCAGGACTTACCATAAAAGGACCCATTGTGGACACTATGATAGCTGCAAGCTTAATAGATGAAAACAGAATGTCTTATGCATTAAATGGTTTAGCAAAATATTATGTTGGTATAGGTAAAGACGAAAAAATTTTAATTGAAGCAGCAAAAGAATATGGACTAGATCCTAAAGCTGATATGTGGAGAATGCCTGCAATGTTTGTAGGACAATACGCAGAACGAGATGCAGAGTCTACACTTAAACTTTGGCAAAGATTAAAAATAGAATTATATAATCAAGAACTTATGGATGTATTTACTTTGGAAACAGATTTGTTTCCTTGTTTAGTAGATATGAGATTTAAAGGAGTAAGAGTTGATTTAGAAAAAGCACAAAATATTAAACAAAATTTAATTAAAAGAGAAGACATAATATTAAAAAAAATAAAAAAATTAACTGGTGTTCATGTAGAAATTATGGCAGCTAGATCAATAGCAAAAGCTTTTGATAAACTTAAACTTCCATACGACAGAACAGCTAAAAGTAATGAACCAAGCTTTACTAAAAACTTTTTACAAAATCACCCACATGAATTACCACAAGCTATAGCTGAAGCAAGAGAGTTAAACAAAGCTCATAGTACCTTTATAGATTCAATAACTAAACATTCTGTTGATGGAAGAATACATGCAGATATAAATCAAATAAGATCAGATGCAGGTGGAACTGTAACAGGTAGATTCTCTATGAGTAATCCAAACTTACAACAAATTCCTGCAAGACATCCTGAACTTGGTCCTATGATTAGATCTATATTTATTCCAGAAGAAAAACATGTATGGGGATCTTTTGACTACTCACAACAAGAACCTAGAATTTTAGTACATTATGCAAAGTTACAAAATTTAGAAGGTGTTGATGAAATTGTAGACGCATACAATGCAGGAGATGCAGATTTTCACCAGGTTGTAGCAGACATGGCAGGTATAGAGCGTAAGCAAGCCAAGACAATTAATTTAGGTTTAATGTATGGTATGGGTAAAAATAAATTAATGGCTGAACTAGGATTGATGAAAGAGTCGGCGGAGAAACTAATTAGGCAGTATCATTCTAAAGCACCATTTGTAAAACAACTTATGGATAATGTATCTCGTAAAGCAAATGACAGAGGTAAGATCAGAACTCTAGGTGGTCGTGCGTGTCATTTTGATTTATGGCAACCTGTACAGTTTGGTGTATTTAAACCATTACCTTTAGAGCAAGCTAGAAAAGAGTATGATGAGCCATTAAAACGTGCATTTACTTACAAAGCATTGAATAAATTAATACAAGGATCTGCGGCTGATATGACAAAAAAATCTATGGTAGCTTTGTATAAAAATGGTATAATACCACATATACAAATTCATGATGAAGTAGATATATCTATTGAATCACAGAAACAAGCAGAGGATATTATTGAGATAATGGAATCAGCAGTTGAATTAAAAGTACCTAACAAGGTAGACTACGAGAAGGGAGATAATTGGGGTGAAATTAAATAATGGCTTATTTAAATGCAAACATACCGGCAACATATGCACAAATTAAAAGAGAATATTTATATGATTGTAAAAAACATCACGGAGAAGTGGAAGACTGTATTGTCTTCGGACTTACCTCTATGGGTGGTCGCGCTATCTTATTTCATGCGATTATGGAAAACGGCGCAGTCTTTTATCGCCTACCAATTTCGGCTTTTATTCAACGTGGTTTTCAACCGGATGCTGTTCCAATTCGCAGACTTGACGAGCTGGAGTTATGGAATTCTTTTAGTTATTTTCCTACTGTTACTTCTTGGAATATCTTA